CTTTGAGCGGTCTAAAAAGATACAGACAGCACAAGCCCTCATCTCGACATACGAGAGCGCGGTACAGGCGTTTAAATCGCTTGCAGGTATCCCCGTGGTGGGGCCGGGGTTGGGTACGGCTGCGGCTGTCGCTGCCACCGCTGCGGGTCTGGCTAACGTCAAGAAGATTCAAAGCCAAACGTTCCAAGGCGGAGTGAGTGATGGAGGGTCGAGCTACTCCGGAACGGGTGGGGCGGCTTCGGCTGCTACTGCCGCAGGACAAACACCGCCTGCCCCTACCCTCGACCTCGGATTCTTGGGCGAAGGAGCACAACAGCAAGTAATTGAGACGTATGTCATCAGCGAGAACGTCACAAGCGCCCAACAAGCAAACAAGAAAATCCAAGATCAAAGCACGTTATGAGAATCGTAGAACTAATCATCGACGAAGACGCGGAGCTGTACGGCATCGACGCGATCAGCATCGTAGACCGCCCAGCCATTGAGCTCGACTTCATCGCCCTCAAAGAACAAAAGGTATCCTTTGCGGAGGCCGACACAGACAAACGTATCCTCCTCGGCCCTGCCCTCGTACCGGACAAGCCTATCTACCGCAAGAACGGAGAGGACGAGTTCTACGTGTACTTCTCGAAGGCCACGGTACGACGTGCGGCGGAGCTTTATTTGAAGCACGGCAACCAAGCCAACCACACCCTCGAACACGAGCACTCCATCAACGGCCTCACCGTGGTAGAGTCGTGGATGGTAGAGGACAAAGAGAAAGACAAATCCGCCCTCTACGGGTTGGACGTCCCAGTAGGTACGTGGATGGTCGCTGTCAAGGTAGACAACGAGGCTATCTGGCAGGAGTGGGTGAAGGAAGGCAAGGTCAAAGGCTTCTCCATCGAGGGCTATTTCGCTGACAAGATGAAGAAGAACCAAGACGAGGAGATGCTCTCGGAGCTTGTCCAGCAAATCGTCGACCTCAAATTCTTTGAGGCGTTGAAAAAAGAGCTCGATTCACTTGAGGATTGAGGCTTTCAAATACTCATTGAAAAAAAGGACTCCATGACTATCCAAGAACGAGTGCAAGAAGTCTTCAATCGTTTCAACGTCAACCTGACGGTGAGCGAGGAGAAGCGCACCGAGATGGCGGAAGCCACACTCGAAAACGGCACGGTGATTTACACCGACGCAGAACAATTCGCAGAAGGTGTAGAAGCCTACATCATCAACGACGAGGGCGAGAACATCCCCTTGCCTCCCGGCGACTACACCCTCGCAGACGGCGGTGTCATCGTAGTCGGTGATGGCGGTGTTGTCACTTCTGTTGGCGAAGCTACCGAAGAGGTAGTGGAGGAAGTAGAGGCTTCCGAAGAAGTTTCAGAATCAACCGAAGAGGTTGAAGCCTCAGAAGAAACCCAAGAGGTAGAAGCCTCCGAAGAAACGGAAGAGGTGCAAGCTGAGGAGACACCCAGCTACGTCACCAAAGCCGAGGTGGAGGAGATGATTGCTGCCGCCTTTGAAGCCCTGAACAAGGACGACAAGGAGGAGATGTCAGCCGACACCCCCGAACCAAAAAAAGAAGAGGACGCTGTAGCTGTCGAACTTGCCGCTGTCAAGGCGGAGCTCGAAGCCATCCAAAAGCAAGCCGCCGAAGCGGGCCTGAAGCATCAAGCCCCAACGACGAAGCGTGAGCCTCTCGACCTCAAGAATCTATCAACTCAGGAGCGCGTGTCAGCTCTCCTCAATAATTTCTCAAAGTAATGAGTCTTTACAAGTTTGGCAACAATGCCACAGTACAAGTCGGTACTTACACGGGAGAAGCGGCACGTCCTTACGTGTCCGCCGCTGTCCTTGCAGCCGACACCATCGCGAACGGGTACGTCTCCGTACTCGAAAATGTCCACTCTAAAGCAGTTCTCCGGAAGTTCTCCGGCGTGGCTATCCAACCCAACGACGACTGCGCGTTCTCAACCCCATCTGCTGGTCAGTTGACTTTGGGCGAGGCTGTCTTGGCAGTTTCTCCTCTCAAGGTCAACGAACAGGTCTGCAACGAAAACCTCCGCGCTACGTGGGAAGGTACGCGGATGCGCGGACAAAACTCCGCCGCTCCTGCCGACTTCACGACCTACGTGGCTCAGTACGTTGCCGCTAAGACCGCCGAGACAGTCGAGCACAACATCTGGGCAGGTAACTGGCAGAAGGACTTGGGCGAAGCCGCTCCATACGCTTCTTTCACGGGCATCCTCAAGAACATCGTAGACGGAGCGCCCGACCGCGAAACGACAAGCGCCCTGCCTTTGGCTGCCGCTACCGCTGCTGCGACATCTGTCGGTATCTTGGACGCGTTGGCTATCTTGACTTCAGGTGCTGAGGGTGCTCCTGCCACTATCGCAGGCGACCCCAACACGAAGATCTTTATGAGCCGCAAGTCTGCTCAGTTCTACTACCAAGCTCTTGCAGCTCAGTACCAACTGCCTTTCTTGAATGATGGCTTGGTAGCTCGCTACGCTGGTTACGACATCGTGACTCCCGCAGGATTCCCTGACGACGCGTTGCTTATCTCAAAGGTCGACAACTTGTACTTCGGTACGGACTTGTTGACCGACCACATCAACGCCTCTATCTTGAACCTCCGCGAGGTGACAGGTGACGACGTGACTCGTGTGATCATGCAGTTCTCTGGCGGTTGCCAAGTCGTAGACCTCGACGGTCTGTCCGTGTGGCGTCAGGAGATCCCCGCCTAATAATTGAACCCGAGAGAAGGGGGGAGAGAACAGGCTCCCCCCGACTTTCACAACCCCCTAAATTATGGCTTGTAGCCTTACTCTTACAGGACGCGACCTTCCATGCCGCGACGCCCTCGGGGGTATCGAGCGTGTGTATATCGCAGAATGGCAGGAGGGGTTGTGGGCGTCTCCGGGTGCTACGACGGGCCTTATTAGCGCCACGTCGGGAACCCTTACGGTGACACTCGAACCTTTTGCCACAACGAAGAACGCTTCCTCTCTCACACAATCGGGAACGGGCTCGGTGGAAAATGGTACTATGTACTACACCCAGACGCTTACCCTCGTCTTGCCTAAGTTGACATCCGAGGACATCGTAAACCTTCAAGAGCTCGGCTACGGGCGTCTTGCTGTTGTGGTGATGGACGTAAACGGCGCCTTTTGGATTATGGGACACACCCGTGGGTGTGAGCTTGCTGGCGGCTCCGTAACGACGGGGACAGCTACGGGCGACCTCTCAGGTATGACGCTCGAAATCACAGCAGAAGAGGCCACAATGACCCCAGAGGGTAACACCTCGGCGGCCTTTGTTCCAAGTATTACTGGTGCAACCTTTAATTCCTTCGCCTAATGCCCTGCGGAACTATCACAATTACACAACGTGACCTCGAATGCCGGGACGTATTTGGAGGCATTGAGAAGGTCTACTTTGGCGAGTTCTCTTCAGGTATCTGGGAGGCTCCGGGAGGGACAACGGACGGAGTTATCGACGACGCTACCGCTGCACTTACTATCTACGGATTTGACACCTCACGGAATGTGAGCTCTTTGGTGCAGACAATTAACGCTTCGACGGAAAACCGGACTATCTACTTCGAACAAACTCTTACTTTGGTTTTGCCGGGGTTGGACGGCACCGATCAGGTCGAGCTTTTGAACCTCGCCAAAGGTCGCCTCGTGGTAGTAGTTAAGGACGTGAACGGCAACTACTTTGTTGTGGGTAACATTCGCGGAGCGGAGGTTACGGCTTCCGAGGTCACGAGCGGCGTAGCTGCTGGCGACCTGCGCGGCATCACCCTCACGGTAGTAGCCCAAGAACAAACGGCGGCACCCTTCCTCGACTGGGATTCAGCGACGGACGGAGCTACCGGTAACGTTACCCCAGCCTAACCGACGGCCTTTTCCGATATAGTTACAAGGAGGGGGAGGGCAGTTGCTCTCCCCTTTATTTTGAAGCATGATTCATCTCTCCCCCAATACCGCCTCCAACTTGGTCAACGTTACTCCTTTCGAGTCACGTAAGTTTCTGCCCAGCTTCACGCACTATCTCTTGGAGCTCACCAACCAAGCGACGCAGGAAAAGCACTACGCTGTGCCTGTGTTGAGCTACGATAACGAGAGATATACGCAGTTCGAACTCGACACCAACGCCGACACGACCAACGGCGTTTTGATTACCGAAAGCGGCCTCTTTACCTACAAAATTTGGGGGCAGAATTCAGCCACCAACCTCGACCCAACGGACGCAAGTGTAGTCGGGGTATGCGAAATTGGGCCATGCAAAGTAAGCGACGAGCCCGCGTGGACTATTCCTAACGTCTCTATCCCTGACAACGTTATATATTACGAGTGATGGATTTACTAAAACTCAACGAATACCAAGAACGCTCCTACGAGGAGAGACCCTCCAATGAGGG